GCAACTAATAAGATTACTGTAAACCGAAACAGTGGTAAAATTAATGGTATTGCAGACAACCTATTAATTGATTTAAATGGTGCTGCAGCAACTTTAATTTATACAGGTTCTTCTTGGGGATGGGTGGTTAGATAATGGCAATTAATTTTTCAAATTTAGGCGGAGTTCCAAAAGGTGGCACAGATAATAGACCATCTAATCCTTCTATTGGAGATGTATATTACAATGGAGATTTAGTACAACAAGAAATTTATACAGATGGAGGATGGGTAGCACTTAATGCTACTCCAGGTACTCCAACTAGTGTTTCAGCAGTAGATGTTGGAACAGGCAGAGCTTTTAATAATGGAGCTGCAACAATAACATTTACAGAAGCAACTGGTGCAGTTGGTGGAGCTTCTTCATTTACTGCAATTTCTTCCCCAGGATCATATACTGCAACTTCTGAAAATAGCCCAATAACTGTAACTGGACTTGCAAGCAATACTGCTTATACATTTAATGTTTCTGGAAATAATGCTAATGGAACTGGATCTCCAGGCACATCTGGATCTATTACAGCAACAACTGTTCCCAATGCTCCATCTGCTCCAACTATTACAAACGTAACTAATGTTGCATTTGGAAGCGATGCATCTGCTTCTGTAGCATTTACAGCACCAGCAACAGGCGGAAAATCAATTACTGGATATACTGTAACTTCCATCCCAGGATCATTAACAGCTACTGGAAGTTCTAGCCCACTTGTAATTACAGGTCTGACAGCAGGAACTTCTTATACTTATACAGTAAAGGCAACCAACTCAAATGGAGATGGATTAAATTCTTCTGCATCTTCTTCTACCGTAGCCTCAACAAAACCACAAGCCCCTGGAACTCCAACCGCAACTGTTGTAAATGGAACTACTGTAACATTAGCTTTTACTGATGGACAAACTGGAGGATCTGCAATTACTGGGTATACAGTTACTACAAGCCCTTCATTATCTGTAAGTTCTAGCGGAACATCAAGTGCTCTTACAGTAACTGGTGCATTTACAACTGGACAAGCTTATACATTTACAGTTGCAGCTACAAATGCTAATGGAACTGGATCGGCAAGCAGCTCATCAAATGGAGTTACTCCAGCTACTTCAGCGCCATTTAGCATGAGTATGCCAACAGCAAGCGCCTTATATGTTGCAAATGCTTCATTAAATTCTGGAACTTACCCAGTATCTGTTTCTCCAACAGCCACAGTTTACCTCTCACTTCTTGATGCAAGTGGAAATACTTTTTATAATGGAACAGTAACAAATGGAACTAATATAACATTATCCTCAAGCTGTGTAAAAGCAGCAGCTTTTGCATCAGGGGTTGCAAATGTTACTTTAGGCATTGGAAATAGCCCAACAGCAGTTACTACTACTGCAGCTGGAGCAGGCTCGCTAACAACTTTAACAAGCGGAACTTCATATACTCCAAACGCAACTGGATTTGCTTATATTGTTGCATTAGGAGGAGGTCAAGGAGGATCTTCTGAAGATGTGCCAGGAAATGATGGATATGGTGGCCACGGAGGTCGTGCTTCTTTATTAACTGGTGGATATGTAAAGTTGACAGCTGGGGCATCAATAAACTATACTGTAGGTGCACAAGGAAATGGTGGAAACAATAGAAATGTTGGAAATTCAGGCGGAACTACAACTTGGGGAAATCTTTTATCTGTAGCAGGAGCTACGGAAAATGCTGGTGGTGTAGCAGGTGGTGGATCAGGAGGTAACTCTTGGTTTGGAACCCCAGGTTCTGCACAACCAAATCCTTACTCTGGAATTAAGTCTGGTACAAACGGATCTGGTGGCGGAGGTTCTGGAAATACTGGCGGAACAACAGTTGGTGGAGGTTCTGGAATTGGAACAGGCGGCGGAGGCCGTAGCGCAGGCCAAGGCGGAGGAAATGCAACTGGATTCGGTGCAGGTGGCGGAGGAGCAGGGGACGACTTTGGAACTCCAGGTGGAGCGGGTTCACCAGGTGTTATCTATATCGTAGGAGGATTAAATTAATGGCTGATTATGCAGTAATTAAAAATGGTGTTGTTCAAAACACAATAGTTTGTGGGCCACAAGACATACCAGCAGAATTGCCAGATGGAGTATCTTATGTTGAATATACAATAGATAATCCAGCAGTAATAGGTTTGGGATACGACGGATCGTCGTTTGAACAAATGACAGCTTCAGCTACTTCAAGCTTTATTGCTAACTTAGCTGAAGGATTTAATACTTGAAAAATAAAAATATAATATTTACAGATGTAACAGAAGGAATTGGAGTAACACCAAATCCAGTTCCAGCGTCTGAAATGATTCCACAATGGTATAAAGATACTGGTTCTTATGTAGGTGGCAAAAAACTACCTCCATTAACTGCTGGGCTAGATCCAGAAGGTCCAGGCGGAAACGTAGGAACTGTAAAAAGATGCATGCCATTCTTTGATGCAATGACTGCAGGATACATACTATTAACTCCAGCTGATCTTTATATATCTAAAGATCCTAATGGAGACATTATGTATGAGTGGGCAAGTTATGACATGATTGCATTTCATCCTATAGATCAGGCACCAATATATCCTTATAACCCAACAAAAAGCAAGTTTCCTAAGTTTATAAACCCTTGGGCAATTAAAACTCCAAAAGGATATTCTACATACTTTACATCACCAATTCACCAGGACTTGCCATTCGTGTCCTTAGACGCTATTGTTGATACTGACAAATATACTGCCCCAGTAAATATTATATTTACTTTAAAGGACGGATCATTTGAAGGCACTATTCCAAAGGGAACACCTTTTGTTCAAGTCATACCTTTTAAGAGAGATAACTGGAAAATGGAAATAGGCGGAGAAGAAGATTTTAAAGAACAAAGAAATGTAAGTATTCAGCTATCAACAAAGTTTTTTGATAAATATAAAACTATGTTTAGATCACAGAGAGAGTATAAATGAGATTCCACGTAATTAGCTTGCCACATACGCAAACCAATAATGAGTTTTCAAGCTGTGCATTTACAGCAAAAATTATAGGATTTTCAAAGATGATGAAGTCATTAGGGCATACAGTATATTTATATGCTGGTGAAGAAAATACGGCACCTTGTGATGAATTAATTACTTGCATAACAGAGCAAGAAAGATTAGAGTCTTTAGGAGATGCTCATTATACATCAGCCTCATTTGATATTGAATTGCCACATTGGAAGAAGTTTAACTCTACAGTAATTGAAGAAATAGGCAAGAGAATTAATCAAAAAGACTTTTTATGTTTTGTAGGCGGAACTTCACATAAGCCAATAGCAGATGCTTTCCCAGATCACATATCAGTAGAGTTTGGAATTGGATACGGAGCAACATTTGCAAAGTATCGTGTATGGGAATCTTATTCATGGATGCATTCTAATTATGCTGGGTATAAAGACCCAACATCAGTAAACGGATTATTCTTTGATGATGTGATTCCAGGATATTTTGACCCATCCGAATTTCCTTTACAGACAGAAAAAGAAGATTATTATTTATATGTTGGTAGATTAATTGATCGCAAGGGATACCAAATAGCGGTTGAGGTATGTAAAGAATTAGGAAAGAGATTAATTATTGCAGGAGCAGGAACACCACCAGAATATGGTGAATATGTAGGAGTAGTCGGACCAGAAGAAAGAGCAAAGTTAATGGGTGGAGCAATTGCATTATTTGCACCAACATTATATGTAGAGCCATTTGGCAACATTGTGCCAGAGGCACATTTCTGCGGTACACCAACAATTACAACAGACTGGGGAGCATTTGTAGAAACAAATGAACAAGGCAAGACAGGATTTAGATGCAGAACATTTGATGATTTTTGTAAATCTGTAGAAGATGTTAAAACATTAGATTCAAATTACATTCATAATAGAGCAATGAATAATTACTCTCATGAAGCGGTGGCTCCAAAATATGACAAATATTTTAATAGACTGCTTACTTTATGGGATAAAGGCTGGTATGAGAGGTCCTAGTTATAAAGCTAGGAATGGTATAATTTTAAAATGGCTACGACTCCTAATAGCAAAAGCTTCAGATATCCTCAGTACTCTGACACTCCAGACGTACCAAGAGACCTATCTTATTTAGCAAAAGATGTTGATGACTATTTAACAGCCCACCCAGGACCCACTGGCCCAAGCGGCCCTTCTGGTCCATCTGGCCCAAGCGGCCCTTCTGGTTCATCTGGCCCATCTGGAGCATCTGGACCTACAGGAGCAACAGGAAGCACAGGCCCATCTGGAGCAACAGGCCCAACTGGACCTACAGGAGCAACAGGTCCATCTGGTCCTACAGGAGTAACTGGCCCAAGCGGAACACCTGGAACTGGTGTTAGTATTCTTGGAACATATGCAAACTTAACAGCTTTACAAACAGCACATCCAACTGGAACACTTGGAGATGCTTATACAATTAGCGGAGATCTTTATGTATGGACAGGATCTGCTTGGACAAATGTTGGTCCAATTCAAGGTCCACAAGGCCTAACAGGCCCATCTGGAGCATCTGGCCCTACAGGCGCAACTGGCCCATCTGGAGCAACAGGCCCAACAGGACCTACAGGCCCTACTGGAGCAACGGGACCACAAACAGCATTTACAATTACCTCTACAACTCCACCAACCTCTCCAATACAAGGACAGGGATGGTTTGACTCTAATACTGGTAAAGAATATATTTACTATGGATCTATCTGGATAGAGATTGGAGCATCTTTAGCTGGAGCAACAGGAGCAACTGGTCCGTCAGGACCAAGCGGTCCAACAGGCCCATCAGGCCCAAGCGGGCCATCAGGACCAAGCGGCCCATCAGGAGCAAACAGCACAGTTGCTGGTCCAACGGGCCCATCAGGCCCAAGCGGCCCATCAGGAGCAAGCGGACCATCAGGAGCAATTGCTCCAAACTCTGTTGTTCAAGGCATACTAGAGGCAACAGCTATAGTTTCAAGCGGAACATCATCAACAATTCATATTAATATTAAAGAATCTTCATTTGTTTATTACACTGGAAACTCTACTGGTAATTTTACAATAAACGTTAGGGGAGATAGCTCAACAACACTGAACTCTATGATGAATACGGGTGAGAGTGTCACTGTATCTTTATTAAATACAAATGGATCAACTGCATATTATGCAAATGTATTTTCAGTTGATGGATCTTCTATTACTCCAAAATGGTCTGGCGGCACAGCACCCTCAGCAGGCAACGCTTCATCTATAGATGCATATTCTTATATTATTACTAAAACAGCATCTGCAACGTATACGGTATTAGCAGGAGTAAGCAAATTCTCATGACACCATTAGCAGCCCCTGGATTTATTGGAGGAGCCACAGGCTCTGGAATTGTTGCAAGTGGTGGAAGTATATCCCCTGATGGAAAATATAAAGTACACACATTTACAGGTAGTGCAAATTTTGTTTTATCTGCAAACCCAAATGGAGAATGGTTTCAAGTTTTATTAGTTGGAGGTGGAGGAACTGGAGGAACATTTTATTCTGGTGTTAGTGGATCTGGGGCATCTAGTGGAGCAATTATAGAAAGAACAATTCAAATTTCAACAGGCACACATTTAGTAACTGTAGGTGGAGGAACTGGCTCATCTTCAATAGGTTCTCTTATTTCAGCACCAGGAGGCGCTGGATATAATGGAGCACTACAGCCAAGTTATAACAAACCTGTCTACCCAGCAATAGGATATGCTTCTGCTACAAATGCTTATGTTTCTGGTGTTTGGATTTGGCCAAGCCTTGATGGAGCAGTCGGAACTCCTTTTGTGAGCACAATTTCTGGAAGTTCAGTTTCATATGGTGGAATTGGTGGATCACCTGGTAATTATACTGGAATAGGTACAAGCAATTATGGTGCTGGTGGCGCTGGCGGAAGTTCTGGTGGTGGATCTTCTGGAGTTCAAGGAATAGTTTATATAAGGTATAGGGCATAAAATGGAATCTAAAAAATTTGCAGTATTAGAAGATAACAATGTTATTAATGTTATAATGGCAGAGTCTAAAGAAATTGCTCAAGAGCTATTCAATAGACCATGTTTTGAAATAATAGATGGCTCATCTGCTGACATTGAATGGAAGTTCAATCCAGAGTTACAAGAGCTTTACCTACCAGAACCAGAGGTGACCGAATGACTTTAACATTTCCATCAAGCCCAACAGTAGATCAAACATATACTGCAAGTGGCAGTACATGGAGATGGACTGGAACAGCATGGGATCTGGTAAGAATTGCAGCAGGCCCATCTGGCCCAACTGGTCCAACTGGTCCATCACCAGCATTTTCTATTGTGCAAACAACCCCGCCATCAAGCCCACAAGCGGGACAAGCTTGGTATAATTCTGAAGACGGTTTAACATATATTTATTATGATTCATCATGGATTGAATTTGGCAATTCTTTAGCTGGCCCTACAGGACCGTCTGGTCCGTCAGGACCAAGCGGACCATCTGGTCCATCAGGAGCATCTGGAACAGTTTCAAACAACGGATGGACATTAATAGGAAACACAGGCGGATCAACTAGCACCATATCATTTACTGGATTATCTACTTATAAGAGATTATTTTTAGAGGGTCATGTTACTTCAACTGTAAGCTCAGACACAAGCGTATCATTCACGGTAAATTCTGATACATCGGGTCTTTATAATAATCATTACGAGTACATAAGTTTTTCATCAGGTTCTTATACACCAGGTAACGCTATAAATGCTGGAGCAATTTATTCTGCAGCCATTAATCAAGGATACAAGGTCTCATTAACTTTAGATAGCTGTCAGTCAACAGGTAATAAAGCATATCGCCTTGCTACCGCTGGCGCAAATGGTCCATCTGCATATGGAATGTCTAGAAATAATGGTGTTTATAAAGGAACATCAGGTATATCAAGTCTACAAATTATACTTTCTGCTGGAGTATTTAATGGCACAGGAATATGGTATTTATATGGGAGTACATCATGAGTGACGTAACAGAGTTTAATGTGGAAACGCAAGAAGAGACTATTAGAGAGTTTACTGAAAATGAAAGTATTGGAATTGAAGTTATTAAAGAGCAATCTAAAGTAATAGCGGGATCATAAGGAGATAAATACATGCCAGCGTTAGATTTTCCAAATAACCCAACATTAAATGAAGTATTTACATCTGGAAGTACTTCTTGGAAATGGAATGGAACTGTATGGAATGTAGTTCGTATTCCTACAGGAGCTTCTGGGCCATCAGGACCTTCAGGACCAAGCGGGCCATCTGGGCCATCAGGACCTTCAGGGCCATCAGGGCCATCAGGAGCTAACAGCACAGTGTCAGGGCCATCAGGACCAAACGGTCCCGCAACCGTAACACAAAACTCTAAAACTTCTGCGTATACTATTGCATCGACAGATAATGGTAGTTATATAGACATAACTACGGGCGGAATAACTTTTGCGACAACAACTGGTTTTACAGCAGGACAAAATGTAGTTATATATAATAACTCATCATCAAGCCAAACAATAACACAAGGTACAAGCGTAACATTAAGATGGGCTGGAACTGCAACAACTGGTAATAGAACATTGGCTCAGTACGGAATTGCAACTGCTATTTGCGTAGGATCAAATACTTATGTAATTGCAGGAACAGGAGTAAGTTAATGACATACGCTGCTATTGCTATTGGAGCAAATACAGCGGTAGTTTTTCCAACGATTACAGGTGGAACACCAGCTTCGGATAGTACATATTATTATAAAACATTTACTGGAACAGGAAATTTTGTTGTAACAAATGGACCAATATCAGTTGAATATTTAGTTGTTGCAGGTGGAGGCCCAGGACAGTATGGAGGCGGCGGCGGAGGTGGTGGCGGAATAAGATCTGCAACTGCCATTTTAGCATCTGGAACCTACAGCGCAAACGTAGGGGCAGGTGGCCCACTTTTTTCGAGTACTGGTACACAATCATCATTTAACTCATTAGTTTCAGCAGGTGGAGGAGTTGGAGCTGGAAATGGTGGAGCAGCTGCAGTTTCTGGAGGTTCAGGCGGCGGAGGCGCTGGAATGGGATACTCTGCATTAAGTGGAGCATCTTCAAGCCCAGCAACAAGCCCAGCACAAGGAAGAGCTGGGGGAAGTGCAACTAATTCTTCTTGCGGCGGCGCAGGCGGCGGAGGATATGTAACGGCTGGTTTAAACTCTACAAGCGCAAGCGGTGCAAACGGTGGTTTAGGAATAACTACAGTGGGTGACTGGGCCACAGCGACATCAACAGGATCAACATATGCACCATCATCACTTGGATATTACGGAGGAGGCGGATCAGGTGGAAGCTATAATGTCGATTCACAGGCCACTGGATACGGAGGAGGCGGATCAGGTGGAGTATCAACCTCTGGAGGAACTTTTGCAGCAGGTGGCGATGGAGTAATAAATACTGGCGGCGGAGGTGGTGGCGGAGGTGCACCTTCTGCAGCATCTGTTTCTACAGGTGGAGCAGGTGGTTCGGGAATTGTAATAGTTAGATATCTTAAATCAGCGGTAGGTGGATAATGTCATACAAATATACGGTGCTTTCAGACTATCCAATAATGTTTTATCAAAATGTTACCGCAGCAGCAAACACACTTGAGTCATATACTGAGCTTATTGCAGAGTTTGGTAGCTATACAGCCTTTATTGCAGCCTATCCAAATTATCAATCAGTAGCTGCTAATACAATTTATGATATTTCTGGTTGCCAAAATGATGGAGAATACTTTGGCTCAATACAAACAAACCTTGTTCCTCTTTTGATAGGACAAGATTATGCAATAAAAATAGATGATGATAATTACATAACAGCGTCTGTAGAAAAAGATTATAATGGATCAACTGAAACAGGTGGACTAGCAGACAAATACACATCTGATAATGATTTTACTCTTGAGGCTTGGATATATCCAAATCTCCCAACAACCTCAGAAGTAACATTATTTGGAGATGCTACAAACGAGATTGGTATTTTTTACGATAATGGAAATATAGTATTTAGAGTTGAGTCGGAAGAAATATACTGGACAATTCCATATACTAAAAGAGCAATGCATGTAGTTGCAACCTATACTGGTAGCGATATATCTTTGTATATAGACGGAGTATTAAAATCAAATAAAATATTAACTGGATTTAAATTTACAAATACATCTTTTACTCCTTCATTTGGACCAACCCCAAACTCAAGTAACTATTTTCTTTTAAATGCACCAGCAGTTTACAGATATGCGCTAGACGTAAGCAGGATACAGATACACTATTTAGATGCTCAGACCTTACCAGCAATTCAGGTTGCAGATCCAGACAGTGGAGAAGTGTTTGAATTTTACGACAATGACATTTCAAGAGTATACAGATACGCCTATCCAGCAAATAAACCTTGGTCTAATTTTATAACAGATGATTTATATTACGATTCACAGGAAAATTCTATTTCAATTAAAAAATCAACTGGAGCAAAGACTGTTGTATTAAATGACTTTATCACAATCCCGTTAGATCTAATTATAGATTCGTCAAAAATTGAATGGGACGGAGACAATGGAATTTCTATAAGAACATCAGTTGATGGAACAACATATGCCTCATGTGTTAATGGCGGACCTATCCCACAATATAAGATGGGAACTATAAGTAGTTCTGGAAATCTTTACATAGAGGTAACCTTAGACTCTGATGATTCTTCTAAATATCTACCAAAGTTATTTGGAATCAATGTTAAGTTTTATAATGATCAAGTAATGTATTCCGTAAATGGCGGGAATTATTTTACCACCCTACAAGGTATTTCTGGACCAACGGCATTTGATATATCTTTAGGTAATCAAAGATATCCAATTTTATCAAGAGATGCAAGAAATGGCATAAAGGCGTTGCAGGGTTCTGGATTTAAAATAGGAACTACTTCTGGGGTCGGGACTGCCCAATTTTTCTATACCCCTGTGGCATTAACTGACAGCGCATTGTTAAGCTCAGTTTTAACAAATGGGTATGCAGCATCAAATTATTCATGGAGAAGCAATGGAACTATTAGCAAAACTAACATATCAGCAATATATGTTAATGGGATTAATAAAACATCTGAGACTAGCATATCTAACGTTTTTGAAGTAGGTCAGATGCACCATGTAGTAATAGTTTTTTCAAGCGACATATCAGGAGATGTTCGATTTAATTACTCGCAATTTGGATCAGTAGAAGCCCTGTATCAAAATATTGCTCTTTATCCTTCAAACTTTGACTCTACAAAAGCACTTTCTCAATATAATCTATACAGGTATAAAAGCATCCAAGAGGTATTGGACTCAAATACATGGTCTATTCAATTGACAGAAAATTCAGTTACGCCTTATAATAATGACTGGATTGTGCAACAAAACGTATAATCTGTCACATTGCCCTGACAAAAAGCTGGACTTAAACATTAAAGAATGGTAAAATAAAGTTTATGGAAATTAAAAATGCTAGACAAAGCCTAGTTGAAGAGACTACCCTAGGTATTTATGTGTGGGAAATTGATGGGAAATGGGTAGGCGATGATGATGGGCACTTCCTTTCGATTACATCAAAAAAGGGAAATAAAGAAAAAATTGAACAGTTAAGAAAAGCTGTTTCTTCTTATGGCATTGATAGAGGCCAACCTAAATTTTTGGCGGGGCGCAGAAAGATTGACGACGAAACATATGAATTTCAAAAACAAAGACTGGACCAAGGACTTGTCCCAGACCCTTTTGATATTGGAAACTATAAGGACGAAATGAGAGCATTGCAGTCTGATCCTAATTTTCGTAATACGGGGAGATAAAAATGGAATTTATAGAAGACGATAATTCAGTTCAAAACATTGAGGTTTCTAATGTTGCAGACTGGATGAAATTTAATGCAAAAGTAGATATAGTTAGCAATGATCCATTTAAGATTAGCTCTGAAGAATTAAAAAAAGTAAGAGGACTCAGCCCAGCGTTTAGACGAAAGATGGGAAGAGAATTTTCAAAATCATTTACTGGACAAGATGATACTGGGACACAACAGAACCTTCTACAGCAAGCAGTTACTGGATATGCTATGTTTGACTTGGTTGAGCCAACCTATAACCTAGAATATCTATCACAAATTTATGAAGTATCAACCTATAACTATTCTGCAATAAATGCAAAGGTTTCTAATATTGTTGGTCTTGGATATGATTTCATAGAAACAAAAAAGACAAACGACGCTTTTGATTCTATAACAGACGATAGACAGTTAGAAAGAGCACGCAGAAAATTAAACAAGTTGCGTCAAGACCTACAAGCATGGCTAGACGAAACAAATGATGAAGATACATTTACTCAAACTCTTATAAAGGCTTATACAGACTTAGAAGCTACTGGAAATGGTTACATTGAAATTGGAAGAACTACTTCTGGAAATATTGGATACATCGGGCACATCCCAGCAAAGACAATGAGAGTTCGCCGTCTTCGTGATGGGTTCATTCAACTGCTTTATGGCAAGGCCGTATACTTTAGAAATTTTGGGGACACAGAAACAGAAAACCCAATTGCAGGTGGATTTGATAGACCAAACGAAATTATTCATTTAAAGAAGTACACCCCAATGAACAACTACTACGGCATCCCAGATATCATTGCCGCATTAAATGCTTTAGTTGGAAATGAGTTCGCTGGTAAATACAACTTAGACTATTTTGAAAATAAGGCTGTGCCACGTTACATTATTACCGTAAAAGGAGCAAAGCTTTCACCAGAGTCAGAGCGTAAATTGCTTGAATTTTTCCAGGTAGGACTTAGAGGCAAGAACCACAGATCCCTTTATATCCCATTACCAGCCGACACCTCAGACTCTAAGGTTGAATTTAAAATGGAGCCCATTGAGGCAGGAACCCAGGAGTCCTCATTTAATGTATATAGAAAAGCAAATAGAGATGAAATTCTATTGGCTCACCGAGTGCCCATTAATAAAATAGGAACTCCAGAAGGAGTAAATTTAGCGGTTGCTCGTGATGCAGATAAAACATTTAAAGAGCAAGTTTGTAGACCAGCCCAAATGATTTTAGAGAAAAAAATTAATAGCATATTTGCTGAAAAAACAGATGCCTTAGTTCTTAAATTCAATGAATTAACCCTGACAGACGAAGATACTCAATCAAAAATTGATGAAAGATATTTGCGTATGCAGGTAATTACTCCAAATGAAGTAAGAATTAGAAAAGGATTAATTCCTATGGACGGCGGAGACGACGTAGTAGAATTAAAGCCACAGGCCCAGGCAGAAGTTAGAGCACAAGCTGGTAATACTAGAGCCAGATCCCAAGAAAGACAGGGCACAGCCCCTGATATTTCAGGAGAAGGAAGAAATGCAAAGGGCGACGGAAGACAAGTCGACTAACTCTACTCAACTAGTTATTTGCCTTTTTATCTACATGTAGATAAAATAAACCATATGAATATTGAAAAATCTTATTGGTCTTCTAATGGTAACGACATTACCCTGTCCGTGCCATTTACAAAGGTCAACCGTGAAAAGCGTACAGTATCTGGTTTTGCCACATTAGACAATGTAGATCAAACAAATGACATGGTAACAGCAGAGGCAAGCCTCAAAGCTTTTGAAAACTTTAGAGGTAACATTCGTGAGATGCATGGCCCAAGCGCCGTTGGCAAGATGGTATCCTTCAAGCCAGAAACTTTCTATGATCCAAAAACTGGAGAATTTTATAATGGAGTTTATGTTGATGCATACATTTCAAAAGGTGCACAAGATACATGGGAAAAGATTCTAGACGGAACTCTTCAAGGATTTTCAATCGGCGGAAAGATCATTCAGTCAGACAATGAAGTAAACAAGTCTACAGGAGAATCAATTCGTTTTATTAAAGAATACTCTTTAATGGAACTATCTGTGGTAGACTCACCAGCAAACGAACTATGCAACATTCTTTCTATTCAGAAGATGAATGGTCAATTAATGTTTAAGGGAATTGCAGCAGAAGTAGTAGCAGAAAATATTTTTTATTGTGAGGATAGCGACTCTGTATTTATTTCAACAGAGAAAACATACGACTCACCAGTATCTGGAAAACCAGCAACTTTAATTGGTTGGGTAGAAAGCACAGACATTAACAAGTCAAAAGAAATAGATAAGATTCTTGATTCACATAAGAAGTCAAGATTAACGTTGCCTGAAACACAAACAATTGCAAAACAGGCAAACGCAGAAGGAGGTAATGAAGTGTCAGAAAATACAGAAAACGTAGTTGCAGAAGAGACAGTAGTCGCAGATGCAACCGTAGAAGAAACAGTAGTCGCTACCGAAGAAGTAGCGCCAGCTGAAGATGCTCCTGCAGTAGATGCAGTAGTTGAAGATGCTCCTGCCGATACTCTGGAAAAAGCAGCCAACGTATCAGAAGTTGAGGTTGATGAACCTGATTTTGCAAAGATGCTTGGCGATCTAAAAGGCTTTTTCTCAGAAACACTGAATAAGGCATCAGAATCTAATGCTGCTCAAGTTGATCAAATTAAGTCAACAGTAGAGACATTCAGCAAGAGTGTTGATGGAAGAATTTCAGAATTGGCAGAACAACACACCGTGCTTAGCGCAGCGGTAGCAGAAATCCGTAACACAATCGATGGCGTTCAAAAGCGTGTCGATGCAGTGGAGGGTGAGACTGCAATTAAGAAGTCCTCTGACCTTGGCGGGTCACAGGAAGTAACAATCAAGAAATCTAAATGGAACGGTTCTTTCCTCGGTTCCGTACAAGAAATTTTTAACTAAAAAAGGTAGGTGAAAATAACAA